GCGGGGTCATCGGGGGGATGGGCTCTAATTGGGTGCGCTTTTTCTTTTATACTCCTTAAAAGTCTGATTTGGCCATTGCTTTGGCAGCGGCTATGGCTTCGTCACGGTAAATTTTATATTCTGGTGTTACTAGCGGACGCTTGGATTCTCGATCTTGATTATCGTAAATGCTTATTTCGTAATGCTTGCGCCGCGGGACGTAATGGATTCTCGCTTCCAGTCCTAAAATCCTAGTTTGATAAATTCTATCGATCAGCAGCTCTTTTCTCATGATTATCATCATGCACATCACCAAGCCTCTGTCAAGCAATCTTTCTACAAATATTGACAATCTTCTGGATCGGTTTAAACTCTTGTAAATGCTGCTGAACGACTACGCGCAATACCGTCGTACGCAGATTGCTGAGATGCGGCCTTACCAGGATGGTGAGGATCTAAGTGGCGTCTCGATATCTGTGGCCGATCGCAATGCCGGTAGTCCGAAATTGGGCGATATGATCGCTCGAAACCCCAAGAATTACGCGGATCGATGGTTAGTCGCCGCCCAATACTTCAAGGACAACTTTGAGCCCGTATGATCCAGACAAGTTGTGCGGCCGTTGTGGCCTGCCGAGGATGTGGTGCCGATGCCGAACCGTTTTAAGCAGAAAGGCGATCGCGCCGAACGAGCTCTGGTGGATCTGTTCCGAGCTCACGGCCTTGACGCCTATCGAGTGCCGCTAAGCGGCTCCGCGGGAGGTTTTAAGCAGGATGTGGAGGTAAGGCTCGCTAACCAAACCCTGCGCGTCGAATCCAAAGTGCGCAAAGCCGGCTTTAGCCTCGTCTACAAATACCTTAGTGATGCTGACTTGCTTGTGCTCCAAGCCGATCGAAAACCAAGCCTCGCAGTAATCAGTCTCGAGAACCTGGCCAAGATCCTCGCCACAATAGCCCGCAACCAAGCAGAAATAACCCAGGATAAGCCTTCGATCGAACCTGCCCCAAATACCCCCACTCTCGAACCATCACCCACGCCCACCCAAGAACCCCCCAGAGACCTCCTAAACATAGTAGGCGTTCGAATTAACACCCCAAGATTCACTCCATTCCTACCAGATAACCAAACCAATATACCTAAAGATTAGTTAACTACTTGATATCTAACAACCAACTAACAACCGGCTTTCGTTGTGCAACGACTAACAATGTTTCACGTGAAACAAAATAGGTACTTAGTTACTGTTTGATACCGCTGTAAAGCAACAGCTTGACGACTAGACTGACGACTAAATCCTAATTTCTTCAATGATATCAATGCTTGATATCTGTCTGTAGAACATGTCCGGCCCTGCCTGGGGGCAGGGAGGCCCCCGGGGGGATGGGTCGGCGAAGTGGAAAATGTTGCCCCCCCAACCCTTTATACCCCGGAAAAGTTTGACATGTTAGGCCTAACACATGTTAGTACTAACGCATGGTAATTAATCCGAAGATTGAGAAGGTTCAGCTTGGGGAACCGTCATCTAAATTTGGGGCAGCGGCTTCGACGTTAGGGGGCAAGTGTCCGGAGTGTGGGAAGCTTTATGCTTTAGTTGGAAGGGTACACAAATGCGATCTGGGATTCTCTGTTCCGAGTGCCGAGAGAACCGATTTAGCCTCTGGTGGGAAGGAGACGGTTTCCGCGCGATCTGCGCCGTCTGTGGGGAGGTCTTCCAAGTTCGACCGCAACTTGTATCACCGGGGCTACATGAAGGAGTACATGAGGAATTACAGGAAGAGGAAGCGTAATGCCAAGTCTAGTGATTGAGGGGATTTGTGTGGATGTTGAGGAGCGGCATTTAAGGATGGGGGATGGGACGGAGGTTTGGGTATTTTATCATGAGGGGCGGCAGGTATTTCAGAGGGTTGGAGTGGATTGCGGGTTAGACAAGTTAGTTAAGGACGTGCCGCCGGGTTTGATTCTGGAGTTTGGGGTTGCAACCGGGAAGAGCATTAAGGAGCTCGCACTTAATCGCCCACAAGACATTATATATGGCTTTGATTGGTGGGGAGGGTTACCGCATGACTGGAATCCGGCGGACAGAAGGCGGGCATTGATATGCAAGAAACCGTCAGATTTGCCGGCTAATGTGGAGCTAATTGAGGGGTTGTTTGGCGACACGTTAGAGGAGTTTTTACGTGATCACCTTGGCCCCGTGGGTTTTGTACACATTGATAGTGATCTCTATTGTTCCTGCATTTTTGTACTGCATTGTCTTATGGATCGATTCGTAAGTGGATCGATCATTGTTTTTGATGAGTTCAATCAGGGGCATTATGGGGAGCGGGAGGCCTGGCGGCGGTATTTGGGGGAGACTGGCCAGGTTTGGGATTTCATTGGCAAGCAGCATCCGTTTGGCGAAGTTTACCGATTGACTTAAAGTAACAAATCAGTTTACAAAGGCTAATGAATGATGATCGTCCTCTATGTGGCTATCACAGTGACTGCTGTTTCCAGCGGGAGCGGTCAGTGGTGCTGGATCGAGGGCATGACTGGAAAGACTTTGTGCGACTACAATTCGGCGCTGGATTGCCTGGACAAAAATCACGGCAAGGCAGGGATTTGCCAGAAGAAGAACTAGCCAAGGTCGCAAAGCTGATTGCGGAGCGCGAGCTGCACATGATCGAGATCGCGCGACTAACGGCGGAATTAGCCGAGGTCCGTCGCGCCTTGGGGGACAAATGACAACTACGGGCATCACAGACCCCCTCTCAGGCGCACCACAGTTTTGTGGGCATTGTGGCATGTATCATGGGTCGGTATGTCCCCGTATTAAGGCAATCGAATACTATCCCAACGGGACGATTAAGCGCATCGAATACCACGGGCAAGCCATGATCGACGCTGCCTTGGAGGAGCAATGAGCTGCGAGGATGAATGGCACGACGCGGTTGATCTGGTTAATACGCTCACCGCTGAGCGCGACCACATTCTGGAGTGCTGGCAACAGACACAGGAAGAATTGGCTAAGGCCTATGCCCGTTGGAACAGATTCCAAAAAGAACTTGAGGCCAGCGGCAACTGGCACGCAGACGAACATGGCAACTTGACGCGCGTGGTGGAGGGGAAATGACCAGTTTTCTTTTCGGGTTCTTTATCGGCGCATTATTGGGGATGGGTGTTATCCTTGTGGTGGTAAGTGGCCGCATACGCGCCATGATCGACGCCGCCCTTAGCGAGAAAGTGTGATGCGGCAATTTCCCTTGGCGTTCCAGAAAATTTTGGTGCTCAAGCAAACCAACTATACTCACCTTGCCAAGGCGATGGAACGCCGCGGTTATAAACTAACCAAGCAATTTCTGTGTCAGATTGGCACGGGCTCGAGGAGCGTTCCGTCGTTGCAACTGCAACGGATCTGCGAAACCTTGCGCTTGAATGAAGAGGAAAGGCGGGTGCTTAATTTGGCGGCCTGCCGGGATAACGGGTTCCATGTCTGAAATGATCGAGCAAACCCAGTGGATCCCGACCATGTGGTTAGAGAACCGTGACGGAGTGACTTTTCAATTGTGGATCCAGGGTTCGGGATTGACGGAGTGGCGCCCGATCCCGACGGTTAATGAGACCGCCTCTCGTCGGCCGGCGGTTGCTGGATACTTGAGTGAAGATGATGAAGACAATTGAAAAGAAACTAATCCCTGGCGAGTGGAAGCTGCATATTCAGGAAGCCTACGGCCATACCATCACCATGGTAGGCATCAAAGGCATGCGCGATCGTACTTGGCCCCTTAATCGCCTCGATGAGAAAACCTTCCGCGAGCAGCACGGCGTTAATGATCGCGGCGAGTTGCGTGAAGATGGCCCGGCGCTCCTTCGCGGTGTGCCCAATTCTTACATGATGGATGGGCTAAAGCTTTATCTGTGGCCGGCCCCGCATTCCGAATGGGTCCTGCACATCGAGGCTGAGCGGAAGAATGAAAGTCCTGCAAGATAATATAATGTCGGCGTTGTTACGGTTTCCTTATGGGATCGGCGCGGATGATCTCGTTGCTGAGGTCTATCGCGGCGCCAGGGAACCGGAATATGCAAAGTCCTGCATCCGGGTAGCCATCCATCGGGCCAATCGCACGCTTAAAGGTTGTCAGATTAGGTTCTCGTGGCGCAAGAAACGTTATCAATTGTGGTTCGGATGACTGAAACATTTTTCAGATATACCTTCGCGGTTTGCATTAAATGTGGGGTGGTGGCGCCACCGACTTTGCTGCATAACGAGGAACTAGCTCGGCGACTTGAGAACAACCGCCCGATCTGGCTGTGTCCGAAGTGTAAGGATGAACAAGACACAAATCGCTAAACCGGAGTGGATGGCATGCTTTCTCGATTTCCTCGGCGGCATGACCATCTCGTCGAAGGAACTGGATAGTGCGCGCCCTGTACCGCTTCTGGACGTCCTTTATACTGCGCAATACCGGTTCCTCGAGGAAATTGCCGCTGGACTTGACCGCGGCATCCGGACCTTCTGCTGTCTCAAATCCCGACAACTTGGTATCAGCACAATTTCATTGGCACTCGACGTTTTCTGGGCGTCGGTGCACGATCGTCTACAAGGGTCCATCATTACGGACACAGACGGCAACCGGGACAAATTTCGAATATTACTTGAGCAATATATTCAAAGCCTCCCGCGAGGCCTGCGAGTCGGGATTAAACAACACAACCGTAACAATCTCGTTCTCATGAATGGATCGGTTATCGATTATCTGGTTGCAGGCACCCGCGGCAAGAAAGGCTCATTAGGAACCTCCCGTGCTCTTAACTTTGTACACGCCACTGAGGTCTCTAACTGGGGCTCGACAGAAGCAGATATTGCAAATCTCAAGGCGTCTCTTGCTCAAAAGCATCCGCATCGACTTTACATCTGGGAAAGTACTGCTCGTGGATTTGGAAACGAATGGTACGACATGTGCGTCTCGGCGCAGACCGACAATGTCACCCAAGGACTGTTCTTTCTTGGCTGGTTTCTTAAAGAGCATTATTCGTTCGCTAAGGAAACGCCGGAATTCAAACGCTGGTGGGACGGCGCGACAACGCCGGAAGAAAACGAAATTGCGGCCGCGGTCAGCGAAGAGTCAAAGCATTTGATCACGCCCGAGCAATGGGCCTGGCATCGCTACATGCGAACAGTCGAGATCATCGATCCGGATTTGATGCGGCAGAATTATCCGTCGACCTCGCACGAAGCTTTCATCATGACCGGCCGCGCGTTCTTTCCGTTGCGCCGGGTTACCTCTAATCTGCGGTTCATCCATGAAGAAACCATCCCACTTAAGGCTTATCGATACGACATCGGAATCAAATTCGATGCCACCCGACTTGAGCCTGTTGATAGTACAAAGAATGCTGACCTGCGAATATGGGAGGAACCTCATCCTAACGGCGTTTATGTTATGGGTGTCGACACGGCATATGGACGAGAGGACAAAGACCGACACGCTATCGAAGTTTTTAGATGCTACGCGGACCGCCTTGTCCAAGTGGCTGAGTTCGCAACCGGCATCCCGGAAACCTACCAATGCGCTTGGGTGATGGCGCATCTCGCTGGGGCCTATAAAAATGTTATTATCAATCTGGAAGTCTCTGGCCCCGGCTTCGCCATCATGGATGAATTACGGCATTTGCGTCAATTACTCGACATGCGAATGCTTCCCGGACTTGAGCAACCGAATCGCGACTTGGGAGATATCTTTGGCGCTGTCAGATGGTTTCTTTACCATCGCGCCGACTCGATGGGGGCCGGTTACGTTTACAACTGGAAAACTAACCAAGACAACAAGCTGCAAATCATGAATGAGCTGCGCGACACGTATGCCGTCAACATGCTGGATTTGTTTAGTGTGCCCTTGCTTGAGGAAATGGAACGTGTGGTGCAGGAAGGCTCGGAAATCCGAGCCGAAGGCCGAGCCCACGACGATCGAGTCTTTGCCGCCGCCTTGGCGGTACACGCCTGGATTACCTGGGTCCGAGGAGGAATGATCTCCACCGAGCAGACCTATGATCGGGTGTCCTCGGAAGAAAAGATTGCCGAGGAGCAGCCGCAGGCGACCATGATCGGCCGGGTGGTTTCCTCGTTCTTTGCCGAGCAGCACGAAAAGCGAATGGAAGCGGAAGAACACCGGGCCTGGGCAGGAGTAGAGGCAGGAGTAGAGGAATGACCGAGGAACCAAAATTTGTAATCAATGGCAGGAAGCCGAAGAAAATCGGCGTTGTTGTCGTGGCGTTTGATGAAGACGGCGCCATCACTGAGGGCGAGGCCGAGCTCGAGGCGCCGCGGTTTCCGTTGATCAGTGAAGCGAATTTTCGTACCGCTTGCCTGATTGCGTTTCGTAATGCCGGCGGCTCGAGCACGCACCAATGATTCGCCGAACCTACCAGTGCCGCGACTGTGAAAAGATTTTCGTCTTTGAATGCAATTCGGAAGACCCGGACCCTCCGTGTCCTAATCCAATTTGCGACAAGATCATGGATTGGCGACCGCAGAGCTTTTCGATCGGTGGTTCTAACGAGGGTAAGGCGGTCGCTATCGCCCAGGACATCATGGAAAAGGATTACGGACTTTCGGACTTCAAGGACAACAACAAGCCCGGCGAGATCGGTATCAAACGGCGTATTGAAACCAAGGCCGAGACCGAGCTCGTTAACCAGACTATGAGCGAAATGGCGCAGCAGACCGCCGGTAATCCGGATCTTAATAAGGCCTTTTGGGGCGGGACCGGTGGCACGCCGACCACATTGTCATCTATGACTGGGCAGTCGCTTATTCAGATGGCCAAAGTTGGTCCGGCCTCGGTGGATCCGATCGGCGCTTTGCATAATCTTGCTAGGAAAGGCAATATCTCTAAGCACCCCTCCTCTATGATGAAGGAGGGCTATCGGGCGGATATGCAAAACCCGGCTAGGAAAGCGTGACCGCGCCCTTTACCGCATTTCCGATCCCGACCACGCTCCTATCGGGAGCTCTGTTCCCCCCGCCTAACATAGTCTCATCCGGCGGAACCTTTACGCTTAGTGCTACGAATTATGGCGATGTGGTCGTGTCGACGACCGCGGCAGTCACGATTCAATTGCCAGATTCGACATTGCGCGCGGGCCGCCCGGTACGCATTTCGGATATCTCGGGGACTCCTGCTATTACTATCCAGACGACAGGCGGCCAAACTTTTCTGAACTTGACTAGCTTTTCGTTATCAACGCCCTACGGCGGTTTCACTTTGTGGCCGTTAACGACAGGAGGTTGGTACAGTGCTGGCTAGATATATTGTGTCTGTGTTTTTGTTGCTGCCGGGTGCGGCTTACGCCCAATGCACCGGCAATTTCCCGGCCAATACGGTATGCGGCACGGTCGCAGGCGGCGTTCCCAAGGCGATTTCGCCAACCTTTGGCGGCGCTGTTACCTCGGTGTCGAATTCGGATGGAACCCTGACAATTAGCCCCACGACGGGCTCGGTGGTCGGTTCCCTGAACTTGGCCCACAATAATACCTGGTCCGGCACTCAGACTTTTCCGTCAGGCAGCATTCTTGGTTCTGAACTTGCTAATAACACAGTCACGAATGCGCAATTGGCGCAGATGTCCGGCAATACTATCAAGTGCAATCTGACCGGCTCGACCGCGAATGCTGCGGATTGCGTTGCCATCAAGCTTGCTCAAGCTATTTCGGGCGTCACTACTCTTTATGATTGGAATAGTCTCTCTACTAACTCGGATACCCAAAACTGCGCTTTCTGCACCGATTTGAATATTACCCATCTTTATGGCAGCGCCGGTTCTAGGGGCGGGCGCTCCCTGATATTTTCGTGGGGAATTCAGACCACCGCTAACACCGGGTCTGGAGGGGCTACCGGCACGACTACAGAAGGCATTACCGCGATCGGACAGACCAATGCGGGGGATGGCGGAACCAATACCGGCGCGGGCGCCTTGGGCGCCTATTTCGGCTCGAATATGCAAGTTCGGAGCGGCGGTACTAATGTCTATAATCTGGCTGCGAACGAAAATGATTTGATGACGGCAGCGGGCTCGTCATCGCATTATGCCTTTGGTGAGACCATCGTTAATTATGAGGCGGTGCAGGGAACGTCGGCAGACGCAGCTTTGGGTATCTATTCCGGCGGTTCGATCGCGGCGGCCAACGGCGCCGGCCCCTATGGCCCGGGTGTAGGCTTTCACAACGGTATTTTGTTTGCCGAGCTGGGCGGCAATGGTCTGGTGCCAATAAACAGCACCGGCAGTGTTCTGAGTACTCACCTCGAAAGTATTTCGAATATTCCTGTTTCTTACGGTATCGATTTACGTGGATTTTCCATCACTAACGCTGCCTTGATCAGCAATAACGGTAACGTATCGAGTGGCGCTCTCGGCATAACGTCCGGTCAGGGCAATGGCGGTACGGTCACCCAACTGACCAGCATCACTACAGCGGTGACGCTGAATAAAATCAGCGGGCAGATTACTACGGTAAGCAATGCATTCACAGCCAACACTTTGGTTTCGTTTGGTGTTAACGACTCGCTTGTCGCCGCAACCGATACGGTTTTGATCAATGGCAACCCGCAAGGCATAATTGCCTACGCAACCAACGTGGCTGCGGGCTCATTTATAATAAATTTGTACCCACTGGCGAATGGTACCAGTACAGATGTTATTAATTTTCAAGTGATCCATGCGGCTAATAACTAGTGGCCCAACACGCACTCATTGACGGATCTGGCAATGTCTATGTCGATGATAACGGATTAGCTGTTGTTGTCTTGGTGCCGACTGCCAATTTGGGGCCGCTGCCGTGTATCGTGAATAACAAGGTAATGCCGACCAATGCCGACGAGCCAGCCTATATGAATACCTTTGTGCTCGAGGCGCTTAATGATCCGCCGCCGACCGTGTATAATGTGGTTATCAACGGCAAGCTGGTGGTGATGAACCAGCAGCAATTCATCGATGTGTTCACGACATGAGCCTTAAAATCCCGCAGAACCATCTCGAGGAATGGATCAGTGAAATCTGCCAGGAATGCATGCAGTCCTCGATCGAGCGGCGCTCGCTCCTCAAGATGTTCCGATCCTACTATTACACAGGCACAAGTGACGGCTCTGTTGCTGTCTATAATCGCTGTTACCCGCACGTCGAGCGTCTCGGAGCCTTCCTTTTTTCCCCGACTGATGTCCGCTTTCACATCGAATTTGACCACTCTGAAGGCGAGGAAATCGAGGCCCAGGCCAATGCCGCCTCGCGTAAACTAAACCGTCTATTCCACCAGAAGAACCTCGATCAATGCTTTTCGTCCGCGGTCAACGGCGCGTTGATCGATGGTGTGAATATTCTCAAATGTGCCAAGGGCCATGACGGCCCGGAAGGTTGGGTGATTCGGCCTTCCTTCTTTGGCGTCTTGCGCGAGGATATCGAGGAGCTCGATCGCCAGGAAGCTTTCGTCATGTCGACCTACATGACGCCCTCGGCGTTCCGCCGCTCGATCTGGGAAAGGGATGACCGTGAGAGGATTGTGGCCCAAGTCGAGGCTTCGGCGACCGAGAAAACCGAGGATGAGTTCACCGAAGATTACTTCCACCAAATCATCGTCGGCGGCACTCAACCCGTGTCCACCACGACCTCGTCGGGAAGTGGGATGGTCGGCATTGTTGGCGTTCCTCAACCGGTCCTTGACGCCAAAGTAGCTCGATCGCTGGTCCGACTCGATGAATTGTGGGTGCAGGATCGCGAACGGCAGGACTACACCACACTGCGCATGGTTCGGGGCTGCAATATCGTGGTGGAGGGCAAGGAACGGCGAAGGAATCTCTGCGGCCTGGCCGATATGCTAGGGAAGGATAATGATTTCCGTGGTTTCCACCCGTTTGTGAAAGTCTCGCCGAACGAGGTTCAGGGCTATTTCTGGGGTATGTCGGAGGTCGCTGCCATCTACCGGCTGCAGGACGATTTAAACGAGCAGGTGCGTAGTTTAACGAGGCTTCGCCGGCTCAAAGCCGATCCGCCGCGCTCCGCGGTCGGGTTTGCCGGGCTAAACCTGGAAAAATACAAGGCTTTCAACAGGCCTAGAGGATTTATCTCAGAAGAAAACCCAAACGCGAAGATGGAAGAGCATGCGCCTGATATCCCACAAGAATTTTTTGCTTGGCTCGACAAGACCATGCAGTTTTTCGACGACGTCGCCGGCTTTACTCCCATTATGCAGGGTCAGGGTGAACAAGGTGTTCGATCGCAACAGCAGGCTGCGATGCTCGCACGTAACTCTTCTCCCCGAATGCGGGATAGAGCGCTATTGGTTGAACGACAATGCGCAGAGTGGGGAGAGTTTGTCTTTCGAATGATGCAGGCGCAGGAGGCCGAAGTGCTTGAGGAAAAAGTCGGCCCCGCCAATGTCCAGTTCCTTCTCAAGAACCTCCCCGACGACATGAAAGTCTCAGTCGATTCACACTCCTCCTCGCCGGTCTATGCCGAGGATAATATGAAGCTTGCCTTTGGACTCGCTAAATCTGGGGCTATTGACGGTGCCGACCTACTAATGTTGACCCACCCGCAACACGAGGATATTTTAATTGCGCGCGCGAGAGCGCGTGAAGCGGCCCACGCCCAACTTATTAAGCAGCATCCTGAATTGTTGCTGCATGGCAAGGGCAAGAAGTAACCCGAGGGGGGTTGATTCGCTTGAGTCTCGCCCCCCGCAACCGAAGAGGACTCGCGATGGAGCTCGTTCGCAATCGTCGGCGCAAGCATCGCCGATAAACGAGGCAACTCAACAACGACGCAATGCACACATGCCTTTGCCTCCTTCACTGACTGGACAACCCCCGTTTGGCGGCGCCTCGCCAGTGCCCACTCCCTCGGGCTCACCAGGGATGGCCGCCGACGGAATGTCCAAGGTGAGGGAGGCAATTAAAATGCTCGAGGCGGCGCTGCCGTCACTGCCTCCCGGATCCGAGCCGCATAAAGCGGTCATGTCGGCCATCCAGGGGGTTTCGAAATATGTGGCGCCTTCCGCGGAGGTCCCTGGCGTGCAACAAAGTCAGTTGCAGGGGCTTATGCAGAATGCGAAACAGAACGCAATGCTAAGGCAGGTTATGTCTTCGCTGGGCGCGGGCGGCGCCCAGCAAGGGGGAGGCCCGCCTCCCCCTACTCCTTCGCCCATGATGGGAGCTTAAAATGGCAAACAAGAATTTTCCCGGGCCGAATATCAATAACATCATCGAAAAAGACCCGCAGATCGTGAAAATCAATCTCGATGCCATGGACTGGGGTTCCCGCATGAGCATTTTCGGCTTCATGAACGGCGATGCTTCGGCCCCGAACGGCGTGCGCCAGAGTCAACCTTCACCGCCCGGCGCGCCGGAATTGACCATTAAGCACACTAACTGACCATGGTTGAGATTACTGATTCTGATTTACGGATCCTGACCGGCTCCAAGGCGCTCCTGGATAAGCTTCTGCAGGGCAAAACCCGGGCGCGCCAGGAAGCCTTGATTAAGGAGCATTATCCGGACACCAATACGACCCAGGATATTGCCGAGCCGTTCGTTAAGCCGTTGGAAGAAAAGATTGAAAAGCTGTCCAAGGACTTTGCCGACTATAGGAAAGAGGTCCAAGGCAAGGATTTGGACACAAGATTGGCCAAAGACATCAAATATCTGCAGGAACAACGCGATTTTACCGACGAAGGCATCGAGAAACTCAAGAAAATGATGATCGAACGCGAGATTCCGTCGATTATCGATGCCGCGGACCTGTGGACCCACCGTAATCCGGCGCGATCGCAAGAACCATCCACACTTTCACCCTCGGATTGGGGTTTTGGCAAGAAAACCGAAGACCCTGACATGAAACTTCTGTTCGAGGACGAAGATGCCTGGGCCGAGAAGGAAGCTCGGAAGGCCTGGGCCGAGGAAACGATCAAAAAAGGACAGATTTTGACGTAAATTTCAGCCTCCGCCCGGCTGGAGCAACACAAAGGAGACTTCGTTGCCCCAATTAGGCGTAGGCATTGTGCCGTCTGGCGCAATCGGAAACGAACTCGTTGCCACCACGCGACGAGCCTTCATCCCGCGGCTGGTGGTTCAGATCTATAAGGCCACTCCGCTCCTATCCTTGCTTCTGCGTAACGCGCAGCGCGCCAAAGGCGGTGTGTCGCAGGTCACCGTTCCGGTCCAGGGTGGCTCTTATGTGTCGTTCTCTTGGTCGGACTATACTGGGGTATTCCCGCAACCCTCAGTACAGACTGCAGCGCAGAATGCGGAGTTCAACCTCAAGCTAGGTGTGGTGCCGATCCCGTTCATGGGGATGGAAGCGCTGATCCAGTCTTCCGAGGCGGTAATTCCTATCCTCAAAGCCCGCATGGCGGACGCCAAGACGGTCGCGGTGCAGGCGATCTCGAGCGCTTTGTTCACCAATAACCAGAACAACCCGACCCAGGTCGATAGCCTCCTGCAGGCCTATGATGATGCGACTAACGTCGTGACCTACGGCGGCATCAATCGTAACGCGGCCGGCAATGCGTTCTGGAAGTCCACCATCAATACGGTATCCGCGGCACTAACCCGCCAGGTTGCCATTCCGTACTTGGTGCAAACCACGTATTTGGCCGGCGGCGAGGCTCCGGACTTCATGGTCATGTATCCGGGCGACTGGACCAAGCTCATGACGGACTTCATGAACTCGGAGACCTTTTTTACCTCGCCGGGTTCGCGCTACGGCACGGAAGACCCGATCAATGCCGGCTTCCGCGGCATCATGCTGGGCGACACGCCGATTTTCATGGATCCGTTCTGTCCAGCCGGCACCGCCTACATCATCAATTCACGCTATCTGGCGCTCTACATGTCGGAAGATGCCCCGTTTGCCTTCTCGGGCTTCTACTCGGCAATCCCGAACCTGCAGATTGCCAATATCGGCGTGGTCATCGTGGCTTTTGACGTGGTTTGCGCCAAGCCGGTCAGCGGCATGCGGCTCACGTCCATCACAGGAGCAAGCTTCTAATGGCTGTCCCCCGAATTGGCGGTAACGTCGGCACGCTGCCGCTGCCGAACCTCGGCGCCAACAACAACGTCCAAGTATTCGGCAAGGCCCCGTTTGTTGCGGGCTTCTATAACGCCTTTTCTAACAACGTCACGCTGGGCGCCGGCGAAATCTGGATGATTCCGCCGGGGACTTGGTGGATAAAGCCCGGCCCCTACACTTACCTGCAATGGCTGGACCCAGTGACCGCGACGGCGGCCAATATCACGACTCCGTCCGGCACCGGCACCTCGACGGTAGGCTTGTGGAAGACGCGCCCGACCGCGGCAGACCGCGAGACCTACGTGGAGTCGGACGGATCGAACTTCCGTCTGGCTAATCTTTCTGGTTGCACGATCGGCGCAGTGATCACGACCGGCGGTGTTACTTATACGAACGGCATCGGCACGACGGCCACCGCGGTAACCGTCACTCCGTCATCGGGCTCCTCGAAGTGGCAGGTTGTGGTCGGCGGCGCGGTTAGTCTTACGCTCACCACGGCCACCGGCACTACGACCGCCGGCACGGGCTATAACTTCCCGCCGATCGTGGTCGTGGACGCACCGCCGGCGGGCGGCCTGCAGGCCACCGCGATCGTTACTTCGTTGACTACCGGCACGGTCCCGGTCGCCAACGTGCAGATCATCAATCAGGGCGCGGGCTATACCTCAAACCCGAACCTGACCTTTATCCCGGATCCTCGGGAGCAATATGCGGCCACTCCCGGCCCAACTGCGGTTGCGGTCGTGGTAGTGACACTGACGGCAACCGGCCAGGTCACTGGGCTTTATCCGACGGATTCAGGTACAGCTCTGACCGGCGTTCCCACCCTGACCTTGACCAATGCCACCACGACGGCCTTGGCCACGGCAATCATGAACTTCTGCGTGACGGGTGTCGGCACCTATACGACAGGCGGATCCTCGCTGGGCTCGCTTACCTTGCTGTCGGTGTCCAATACCATCTCGGCCTCGACGAACTTCATCACCAACCCGCTGCACAACGGCGTTGGCGTATCCTTCCCGCGGCCGGCGCGCATTAATGCGACGCTGAGCTCGGGGGTGGCCTCTTCGACCACTGGCACGGTGTTGGAGGATCAGGGGCTCGGCATTCAGCAAGTACCTTCGATGGTGCCGCTCTATTCGATCACTTCGACGACCGCGGTTGTTCCGCAGCCGGGAACTCCGACGGTCGGCGGCGTGACCGACACGAGCTACATCCAGGCTTCTTAAAGAAAGGTGCCTGAGACCTTTATTCCTACTGAGGAGGAATTAGCGGCCGGCAGGCTGCTGGCAAAGGATTCGTTTGTCTACGTCCCAGGTGATAACGGCAATTGGCAACCCTTGGGGGTAGTCTGCCGCGCCAACACGGATTGCTCTTATCGGGAGAAAAACGTCGCCATTAATAAAGCCAGACCGATCCCCCGCTTTATGGATCGGCCGGATTTGATGGCATTACGCCATGAGCCAATCGCCTTGGTGGGTGGCGGACCCTCGGTCAAACGGCACTTGAACGACATCCGCAAGTTCAAGTGGATCATGGCCGCGGGCTCGAGCCATGATTACCTGATCGAGAACGGCATTATCCCCACTTTTGCGGTTTCGACCGATTCTAAGGAAGAAACCAATCTTTACTATCAAAACCCAGTTAAGGGCTGCACTTACCTGTTTGCCTCTTCAGGTCCGCCTAGCTTGTTCGAGCGCTTGAAGGACTATGACATCCAGCTTTGGCACTTCAACGAGCAGGTCGACCCAATTCATTACGCGCCCGAGCGCTCGTTCGGCTGGGGATGCATGGTCGGGGTGGTTTGCATCCAGGTTGCGCTTTATCTCGGTTTTCAGGAACAGCATTATTTCGGCTATGATTGCTCGTTCGAACGCGACGCGACTCATAGCTACGCGATAAGCCAGGAGGAATTACAGGGGCTCGCTGAGCAGACCACGATCGCCTACCAGGGCGAGGAGCAGGTGCCGTTTCTCACCACTACGGCATTGATTTGCCAGATAACCCACTTTTTCGGGGTCTATAAGTGTCCGGACGGTAACTACTTGAAGGGCTACGTGTACGGTGGAGGCATGCTTTGGGACAATATTCGTCAAACCCCGGAAATGCGGCCTTGGCTGGAGGCAGTACCGATTCGGAGTCTCTGAAATATCACTTAAGGCAGTGGCAGGAGCCCTATCGCTCGACCGTGCACTTTGCCGATTTTCTCGAGAGCAAGCTGGAGGTGGCCGACCATGTGGTGGACGTGGCTTGCGGTTCTGGGGGTCCTACTTGGTATCTTGCTAACCGCTTTCCCAGTACGCGATTTGTTGGACTTGATCTCTCCGAAGAGCTGATCGCGCACGCCAAGCGCGCACGCAACCTTGAGTTTGAATGTGGCGACTACACGAACCTGGCTGTTAGGTTTGGCGTTGATGGCGTCATCGGCATCCAGATGCTGCATACGCTTGCTGACCCAGCTTTGCCTCTGCATCAGATCGCCACTCGCATTCGCCCGCAATGGATGGCGTTCTCGACGTTGATCTATGACGGCAACATCAATTGTAAGATTGTGGTATCCGAGCCCATGGTGCCGCGGATGGCGTATTACAACATTTATGGCTTGCCTGGGCTTACCTATGCGGCTCGCCAGCAAGGCTATGAACTCACCCGGTACAAAAAGTTCGACATCGACATGGATTTGCCCAAGCCGGAAAATCCGGATGTCATGGGTACCTATACGATCAACACCGAAACATCGAAACTGCAATGTTCGGGGCCGCTGATCCTGCCTTGGGGCTTTGTGCTGTTCGAGAGGCGCGTCAATGCCGACGCTCACTGATTATCAGACCGAAACGCTGGAGTTGTTGCATGACCCCAACAACACTTATTATTCGCAGACTGATGTCAATCTTTACATTAATCGGGCGCGGATCCGCGTTGCGGGCCGCTCGCAGGCCGTTCGCTTTCTGGGATCGGGCGGCACCATCGTTTCATTGGCCATTACCGCTCCGGGATCCGGATATGCCGGTACGATTACAGTTACGATATCTGGAGCAGGTCAGCAGGCGTCGGCAACAGCAACGCAGAGCGGAGGCGCGATCAACACGGTTACGCTTACCAATGGCGGATGGGGTTATATCACTGGAACAACAACAACTATCACGGTTACTGGATCGGGTGGTGGATCCGGCGCCATTATCACGCCCACAATCGACAATTCACTGACTACAGTTCCCGGCCAGGAAGTCTATCAGTTTAATCTGGTTAATACGCTCATTGCCGCCCAGACTTTGTTTCCCGGTATCGACAAGGCCTTTGGGTTGATTTCGGTGGCGGGCGCTTGGGGCGCCAATGCTGCTATGAAGCCGATGTTGATGCAGATGATCTGGTCGGAATTCCAAGCTTATTATCGATCCTATAATACTGGCCTGCAGTCCTATCCCACGGTGTGGTCGCAATATGGTCAGGGGATAAGCAGTGGATCGGGCGTTGGTGGCTCGATTTATTTGTGGCCTTTGCCGTCACAGTCTTCTCAGATGGATTGGGATGTTTGGTGCAAGCCGGTTTTGATGACGCAGGGCGGCAGTCAGACTGAGGCTTTGCCCGAGCCGTGGACGACCGCGGTGCCGTACTATGCGGCTTATCTTGGCTATCTGAATGCGCAGCGGCCCGAGGACGCCAAGATGATGAAGACGGAATACGACGAAAGGGTCAAGGAAGCGGTTACTGAAACGCACGATGCCTTCGTGGGCAATTACTACGAAGGCGATACTTATTCGAGCTATTGATGGCAGTCGAAAACAATCGCTTTGCCGGCACGGACAAGAAGTTTTTTACGGTCCATAAAGCTGGCGGCGTCAATACGCGCCAGACCCGCACCTCGATCAAGGACGAGCAATTTTCCTGGATCGAGAACATGCAGCCGGTCGATGATGGCACGTATCGTGCTTTACTTTCTAACGGCTCGGCGATCTACACTGCTACCGGCGGTAAGACTATTGTTTACATTTACGTGTTCAATGTTAGCATTGCGCCTTTCGGATTTTTGGTTCTCAGTGACGGTTCCGCAGTCAGCGTTTCGCTCAATTCGCCGTTTACGGCCACCACGGTCGCTGGTGCGGGTACGTTCTGGGCGGGCGGCACTGCGATTCTTCCTGCCGCGGTGCAGGTGGGCCAAGGTGGCATTGTTATTGTTGCGACTGTTGGTTCGAATAATTACTGGGCTTGGGATGGCGCGACTTTGTCTTCTCCCGGCGGCGCGGTGCCGGCTTGGCTTGGCACGGGAACGATGCCGAATGGAATCTCCGGAACCGGAGTCGAGGTTTTCCAGTCTCGGGTTTGGATTATCAATGGCGGCAAAATAACCTGGAGTGCGCCCGGCAATGGCGGGGATTTTGTTACCGCAGATGGCAGCGGTTCGGCCTTCAGCACGGATTCGTTTTTGCGCAATGAGTTCACCGCAATTCGGCAAGCCAACGGATTTTTATATTTGTTTGGCGATTCCTCGATCAACGTGATTTCCAACGTACAGACCGCCGGCAGTCCAACTGCGGTAACGACTTTCAACAACCAGAACGTCGACCCGCAATCCGGTGCTGGTTGGTTTAATGGTGTTCAAGTGTTTTCTCGCGGCTTGGTGTTTTCGAATTATATCGGTGTCTATGCGTTGTTCGGCGGCTCTTCGCAGAAAGTTTCGGATGATATTGACGGACTTTTTAATTCGGCCGCGCAGCTGACGATTGCTAATCGTACTGTCGCCAATCAACCCTCGACGGCCATCGCCAATATCAATGCGGTTACAACTTTCATGCTGCTTATTCCGCTCAAGGCGCCGTTTGATAATTCATTCCGTAATGCCCTGGCGATGTGGGATGGCAAGAAATGGTATATCGGGAGTCAATCCTCTGCTTTGACTTTCATTGCCTCGCGCCAGATTGTCTCGACGCTGCAGACTTGGGGCACTGACGGGACAAACTTCTTTCAGTTGTTTACTACGGGGGCTTCCACCCAGAAATATTGGCGAACAAAGTTTTTCTCAGGCGAGGGTCCGCAAACCGCCAAACAGCCGATGCGGATGTATACGACGGCGGTCGATAATACCGGGACTGGAATTACGATCTCTACGACATTGGAGGCGCAGCTTGAGGCAAATGCAGCTTCTACCACTCAGGCTTTGTCTACGACGGTCCCGGTAACGACACCGCCGGTCAACTATTTGACCGGCGTAAGCTCGACCTCAATCTCGGTGCGGGGTAATTATCTAGGCTGGACCTCGACTTCGACCAACAGCGATTTCACTTTGACCGCTCAACAGCTACTCTATCAGGAACAGAGTCCGATTGGAGGCTAACATGGCAAGAGTACGACAGGGCCTATTTGCGAGAATGCAGAACAATACGGATCCCGAAGTGCCGTTTCTCGGCCGGATCCCAACCGGGGAACTTCAAAGCATTGACAACCCAGACGGTGTGGTCGGCCCGCAAGGTCTCGAGGGCGGCCCCTATGGGGTTTCTGGGCCTCGCGGCCGCACGTTCAGTCAAGGGCCTGGCACGGAAAAGCGTGGTGTTGGCAATGCCTCGGGTATGGCGACAACCATGGTTACGACGGGACGGATTCGAAAATAATGGGTCTATCCAATCTGTTCACGGTTGGCGCGGATTCTTGGGATACCTTTTGGTTCAATAATTGGTTGGATCATTGGGCGATTCAGGAGGCTATTCTCAAGCAGAAGAATATCCAGACCGTGCTCTATCAGATTCAGCCGTGGGACCCGAACGACATTCCCGGCATCCTGGAACGCCATCAGCAGTTCCATAACGAGATGAACAAGGCGGTTGGACAGAACCAGCAGGGCGTGGATTTGACCGAGATCGATTTCTCTAAGGCCTCGGCGATCGAGGCCTGGGTCGATGATCACTACCAGGAGCACTTGGCTATGCGCGCAGTGCTGACCTTGGGGATATGATAGGATAGGCAAATGGCAGGCTTTAACCCTCTCGTAACACCGGAAATCGTAGTCACACCGGCCGATGAACTTATTCCTGGTGCGGCGACTGCGGTTCCTGGTGCGACTGCGGATGTCGCGGGGGCCTTTGATGCCGCGGGGGGCGGTGCTGCAGGGTTGGGCGGGATAGGCCTCGCCAGCCTGGTGAATTTGCTTGCTCCTAGTTTCTTTGCCGGCACACCCGGCGCGTCGCCAGCGCAAATAACAGCAAATGATGCTGCGCAGGCGGCTGCGGCGGGGTTTACCGGACCCAATGCTGTGCAAAATTGGCAGAATGCTCAACTTGCTGCAGTTGGGGTCTCGTCGCCACAAAATAGAGTGGCTTCTCTTCTTGGTCTGACATCACCCGCCGCGGCGGCGGGCCCTACGGCATTATCGCCGGCAGGCCAAATAACCCAGAATTTTGCCGCGCTGGGCGGTCAATATGCGGCTCCGGGGGGAGTGCCTGCCACTAATGCGCCGACGCCTATTGCGGGCTCGCCTTTGGCCGCGGCTAGGCCGATCTCGATAGGGGGTGGGACGACCCCAACGGGCCCGGCGCCTCAAGCGGCGCCTGCCAATGTCAGTCTTCCCAGTGATACGGCTGCGCCTGGAACCACGCCCGGGCCTTTGAATGCGTCTCTGACGAGCCCGTTTGCGAATGTGCCTGCGGCCACTCCAGGGCAGATCCCGGCCAGCACGGCGAATCAGCTTGCTTTCGGTGGCGGCGAGTTTGCGCCATCGGAGGCCTCCTTGCCGGGCTCGACGTTGACCGAAACTGCGGCGTTGAACCCGCCGTTATCAGGAACGCCCACGGGAGTGACAGGGACGCCCGCCGCGACTGCAGGTGCGACCGGTTTAGGTCAGTACGAAGGAAACTTTGGCACGGCCGCAAACCCGCCGAACCCGCTTCCAGGCTCAAGTGGCGTTGGCAGCTTTTTCTCCAATAATGCGGGGTTATTGGGTCTTCTCGGCGCCAGTGTCGGCGGACAACTCTTGGCGCCGCAGATCTCCAAGGCGCTTGGCACCAGTAATGTGCTCGGATCAGCGCCCTTGCAGGGCGCGGCCACCCAGGCGGCCCAAACTGCGGGAACACAGACGCAGATTGGAACGAATCTCGAAACCCCGCTTGAGACTGGTACTTTGCCGGCACCGCAGCAGGCGCAACTTGATCAAGCCACTACGGCGGCGATCGCGGCGGTCAAGGGCAAATACGCCTCTTTGGGCATGTCCGGCTCGACCTCGGAGCAAAGCGCGATCGATGCGGTCAATCAGGAGGCCTTGAACGTCAAGGCCGAGATTGAGGGGCAGCTATTCACGTCTGGCACGCAAGCCTTGCAGACGGCCACGAACAATCTCGGGCTTGAAGGAAATATTTACACCACGCTTCTTAATGCTGGCCTGCAGCAGGACGAGCAGCTCTCTAACGCGATTTCCGGCTTTGCCAATGCGCTGGCTTTGGGCACGGCGGTGCGCGGCATTCCCGGCTTGACTTCCTCGGGCGCAGTCACGGCGAGCGCGTAAATGCAGATCACGCCGCTCGATCCGGGGGATGATACGCAGGTGGCTGACGCCGCTGCCAGCGAGGCCTCGCGCAGGCTTCCCTTAAACCCGATCCAAATCCCCCAGATTGCTCCGTTTCAAAGCGCGGGACCGCAGCCGGTCCAAACCGCGCAGGCGCAATCCCCACAATCCACAGATACTTTCCGCCCAAACTGGGAACCAATCCCGCAATTGCGTCAATACTCGATGCCGGGACCGCCGCAGCAGCAATTTACGCCCAGTTACGACGTTTTCAAGGACCCGATGATCGTTTTGGCCGGTTTATCGAGCCTTTTCACTCGGCAACCTTTGATGAACGCCATGAAATACGCCACTGGCGCCATGGAAGGCTTCCACAAGGGCCAGGAGGACGTATTCAAGCAGCAAGATGCCAATTTTAAGCAGGCTTTAGATGCCGCGGTTGAGCAAAACCGGGTGGAATTGACCCGTTACAACGCGGCTTGGAAAAACAAGGAGGAAACCGAGTGGCGGAAATCAGCTCCCGCACTGTGGGCGCAAGCGGTCGCCAATAAAGACCAACTAATGCAGGCCGCGCTGCAATCCGGACGCTGGGAATTGGTGGAAAAGATACTGCTTGCCCGAGAAACTGCGGACAATGCCTTCACCAAGGCCTTTCAACAGCAAGAAGCCCGCGATGAGGCGCAGCAAGCGCAGATTGACCGATGGACCAAGGATCCGGGAATTGTGGATCGGGTGAAACAGATCCGAAACCTGGACGCTCCGCCTCCCCCGCAATCGAGCCGAAATCCGCAAAATCAGGCGATCTGGCAGCTACTAGCCTCGCCAGACCCGGAAACTGGCAAGACCTACTCCACGACCGACTTCACCAAGCAGGCAGGCGCTTTGCAGATTCTGTCCAAGCCCACGAGCTCAAACCAGGGTGGGCGAGCTATCGCGCTTAATGCGTCGACCAGACATCTCGAGGAACTCGAAAAATTGATTGATGCCTTGAAGCTTGGCAACCTCAAGCTGGCCAATGATGTCAGCATTAATCTTCGCCGGCAGAACGGCTACCCCGAGATCACGAATTACGAAATCGGCGCCGATATTGCCTCTAAAGAGGTGGTTAAGGCGATCGTTCCGGGCGGCGGCTCGATGGCCGAGCGTAATGCGATGGAAACAAGCTTGGCCGCTGACCATGGTCCTAAAGCCCTGCATGGGGCTGTGGATACGCTTCGTGGCTTTCTATCGAAGCAATACAGCGCTTTGCATGACTGGGCGACGGATATGGGTCCTAAAGTCGAGTCCACGCTCAATCGTATGGTCGGGCCGGCGGCTAATTTGGGCGATGAAGGTGGCGCGGGTGGCCCCGTAGTGGTTAATTCCCCTGCAGAGGCGCAAAAACTAGCTCCTGGCACTCATTATAAGACCCCTGATGGCGCAGAATACATCCGATAATGCTCCGCAATGGCCTGGGACGGCAGTTACGCAATGGCCCGGACAGCGTCTTGATGCGTCCCAAGAAAAATCCGAACTGAATTTGCTTGACGTGCCGGGGGAGGCATTCAAGAACCTGATTCCCTCGGCCAAGGCGGCTGGCGAGAGTCTCATTCAGCCTATTGTGCATCCGATCGAGACCGCCAAGGGCCTAAGCCGGCTGGGGGCTGGCGTAGCACAGAAGCTTTCCCGCACCCGAGTCGACCCCGCAACAGGAAACATAACATTTGATCGGGGCGCTCCGGGTCAATACGAGCCCTATGCCGATGCCGCGGGGCAATTCTTGGCTAATCGTTACGGCGGCTGGGCAAACATCAAGAACACAATGGCGACCGACCCGGTGGGCTTTGTGGCCGATCTGGCGACCGTCGTTCCTGGTGGCCAAGAGGCGCTTGTTCGCGCGCCTGGAGCTTTGGCCAAATTCGGTGGCAAGGCGGCAACCGAGACGATCGGGGTGGTGACCGGCAAGGGTGGCGAGGCCTATCGCGGGCTCGCCAAGGTCGGGTTTGAGGGCGGACCAGCGGCTCAAGCGGCAACGCAAAATCTAAGAGCGCCCGAGCAGTTTGCACCGGAAATCGTATCAAAGGCTCGATCGGCCTTAGCCGATATGTTTCTTGAGCGCTCGGCCGAATATCAAAAATTTCAAACCAAGTTTGGCAAGCAAACTACGCCCTTAAGTTTCAATGACATCGATGCGGCTATTCAAAAGGGCGTGGATGTCGGCCGGTTTCGTGGCTTGGATGTAGCGAAATTGGCTGGCGAGAAGGATCTTACTGCCGCGCAGCAGATGCTCACGGAAATCGCCGGCAATGTGAATGCGTGGAAGTCTCTCCCGCCTGAATTCCGTACTGGTCCTGGCCTGGATGCACTAAAGCAGCACATTGGCAGTAAGATCGACTGGAAGACGAGACCGGATGCTGTCAACAAGGTAGCGCAAGACGTCTATCACGCTATTCGGGACACGATCGCCAAGCAAGACCGGCAATACGCCAAGGCTATGAAGAATTACCAGCAAGCCACGGATATGCTGCAACAAATTGAGAAAACCTTGAGCCTTGGCAAAAAGGCCTCGGAAGATACTGCGTTACGTAAGCTGCTTTCGACAACCCGTTCGGATGTCAACACAAACTTTGGTCGGAGATTGTCGATGGCAGAGGAACTAAACCGTCGGGATCCTTCCATCCTGCCTTCGCTGTACGGCCAAGCGGCGGCACCGCTCGCTCCTGGCGGCTTGGCGCGTGGCGCGGCCGGGCTTGGTGGCTTGGCGGCGCTCTATGAGCACGGTCTTAGCCCTAAGCTGCTTGCTACTTTGGCGGCGACCTCGCCGCGGCTTTGGGGCGAGGCGGCACTTGCGGCGGGCAAGGGAGCGCGCAAGGCGGCGGATCTCGTGCCGCAGCAAATCATTGATGCCGCGCGGGCGGCTGGACCCTATAAGGATTTGATTGCCAAGCTTGGCCTCGCAGCTCGAGCCGCAGGAGGTGCCAGTGCCGCTCAATGAAAAGGGCTGCTAAGCGAACTTCCATAGACTGTCGCCAGCTTGAAAGTGTTCCAATACGTGACAGGTTGGGCAAAGAATCTCAATGTTTTTAGGGCTGTTGTTGGCTCGATCTCTATCTTTATGATGCCGATGTAAAATTTTAGGTTCTTTGTGCCAGCCGCAGCGCTGGCAACGAGAGAAGAAGTTTTTAAGGTCAATTTCCGGTTTTAGTGACCAAGTTTTTCTAATGCCTAGTTTGTATTGTGTTTTTCCGTACCTGTGTGCGGTGCGACATTGATGGGAGCAAAACTTTCGTTTTATTTGTCCTGCTTCGCGTTCATAATTTTTTCCGCAATGGAGACATTGGCGCACCATGTCGGCGTTGCGACGGCCGCGACGATTGAAGCATTGAATCGAGCAGTATCTAACTTTCGACCCTGGCTTGACTTTAAAGTCATTGTGGCAATGAGGGCACTTTCTGGTTTCTTCTTTTTTACGGTAGAGTTGCGAAGAACATTTTTGGCTGCATGTGCTGCCCCGCAATGGTCGATTACGTTGATATGTTTTACCACAATGGGCGCATATGCCAATATGAATCATAGGGGAGAATATATATGCCCTTGACAGAAAAGGGTAGAAAGATAATGAGTGCCATGAGAAAAACCTATCGCGATCCCGAGACCGCCAAGCGAGTGTTCTATGCCTCTCGCAACAAGGGACGAATCAAAGGGGTAGAGGGCAGAGGAAAACGTCGTGGCCGGCGTAGGTAGAGAGAAGCGCTCCAACATCATTGTTCACCGCCAAGAAGCTTTGGCCGTGCGGTTGCTTGACCGAAGCTTGCCGCAGGCTGGCGAGGAGCCGGGAATCGACGTACAATTGGATGTTTTCGAGAAAGTCGGCAAATGGGTAGCAATCAAGAACCGGCTAACTGACCTTGAGGAAAGCGACATTGACCGATTCAAAGCCCGTATCCACGGCGAAACTAAAGCTGCTCAAAGTCGAGCCCGTCGAACCCGAGCCGAAGCTAACGAGCCCTCCCGGCTCGACGCCATCAAGGCCCGCTTACCTAATGGAGGTGATAGCGGTGATGACGGCGATAGCCTCGATACTGGCGAGTAAGTTCCTGCTTCTATTGTCGGCGGTTGGGGGCTTTATCCTGGCCTTTGAGGCCATCCAATCTCCTGATATTTTGAAAATCGCAGTCTGTTGCGTGTACTATGCGGGCGTGGTGCTACCCATAGCGTACCTTTATTGGAGAATGCCCGATGCCGCATGAGAAAATCCGGGTAAAGCGCTCGTCGCGCAAGTCGAGGCGATCATGAACAAGAATTTTGGTCCCGGCCGGTCGGTGACCGGCATGCAGCCCCGCAAGATGGAGCCTACTGACGGCCGCGACATGGGCGGCACCGGACGAAAGTCCATGCCGCAGCACTTGCGATCACGGCGCGGCAAGCGCAAGGGTCGGAGATACTGATGCCCTACGTTTCGCTGGGTCCTTCCAATGACATGCCGTACAAGACCGCGGTGGTGTCGATCACGGCGACGACCGGCACGGTGGTAGCCTCGGTTACCGGGCAGATCATCCGGGTTTATGGCGCGCTTTTGGTAGCCGGCGGAACCACTACGGTGACAATCCAGGATTCGGTGGGCGCTTTTACCGGCGGCATGACTTTGACCGCCACCGGCGCCATCGTGCAATTGTTGCCCACGGGGGCGCCTTACTTTATTACCGCGCCCGGCGCCTCGTTTCAGATCGTCAATTCCGCCACTACGTTGACCGGCGTTGTCTGGTACACGCAGAATATCTTTGGTGGCTAATGTATGCCCGGGTTCCGGTGCCGTGGGGTCCAGAACCCAAAGCGCAAATTGTCTCTGGCCTTTCTGGCCGGCATGTCTTTGTCAATCCTGACGCCGAGAAGCCGATTCGGCGAGCCTTTGAGGATCTCTTTGAACAGTCGCTGAATCTTTTCTTCCTGGTGCGCAATCCGCCGGTCCCACTGGCTTTGCGCAAGTATATTTCTGTCCAGGCCCCGACCATCGTGCGGGCCTCGATCAAAGCGCTGGCGCCGCGTGAGACACGCACGGCGGTAACGGCGCGGCCCTCACTCTCAGCCGCACTCCTTCCCCAGTTCCAGCGGCTGGAGTGGGGGAGCTACGAGCCTGAAAGCCTGCCTCCCCCCTCTCGCCCGCGATCTGTAGTCTCCACCTTGCCCGAGGAAGAAACCTTCTGGGCGGATCTGCCGGCGCCCAAGCGCAAGCGCATGGAAAGAAAACTGCGCGATTTTGCCGAGATTGGGGTGATGGCTGAGATCCGCACCATCGAGCCGGTGCTGCCGTCCTCGCTTACCTTGCGCAAGACCGACTGGACCAAGCTGCCGCCTGAACTCGCCAAATGGGCGGTGCAGCGCGGCATCAGGGAAGCCGAGGCTCCTGCAGCCTATCGATCGGCGGTTACGGCTTACGAAAAGCAGCAGGTTGTGTTTGAGCGTCTTGCGCGCGGCGAATGGTGCCGGGTGTCCGACCTCGATATTTTCCCGCCGCGGCTCGAGCGCTGGCTGAAGGATTGCGATGTTAAATTAATTCGCAAGCTCGGCGCCGGCCAGATCGTGGCGGCGCCGGCAACGCCGGTGAACGGCTATGTGACCGAGGATGGCACGGTATTTTATGTCACCGAGGATAACTCGACTTTTTATGTGCAGGAAACCTGATGGTCGCGACCTCAAAGCTTTCGCAGATTGCGATGTCGCCGGCCAATCCGGTGTCGGGTGATACGTTTGTTGGCGTTCATACCGCCAACACGGATTACCAATTTACCTTTGCGCAATTGGCGGCGGCATTTTCTGCCAGCATTACGATCAACACCACTCCGGTAACCGGCGGGCTTGGCAATAATCTGCTTTACGATAATGCCGGCGTGGTGTCGGAAGTAACGATCGGCGGCAATCTTACTTTCTCGGGCGGCACGCTGTCTGCGACCAATGAGATTACGATCAATGTCACGGGGATTGTCAGCGGTGTGTCGGGGCGAGTGCTGTATGACAATGCCGGCTTTGTTGGCGAGGCCGCTAATTTCAATATTATTGCCGGGCAACCGAATGTGCCGTCAATGGTGTCTTATTTGTGCGATGGTTTAAATGCGGTTTTTGTCGTTCCTAGCGCCAGTGGCAACAACTGGTTTGAAAGCGGAGCAGGAACTGCTGCGGGAGGTTTTACCGGGTTTCAGAATTTCGGTACCGGAGATAGCGCGCTTTCTGCCTTGACTTCGGGAAGCCAAAATACTGCGGTTGGCGCCGGCGTTTTGCAAAGCCTAACCATAGGCGGCGGCAATGTCGGTATGGGTACTCAAGCTTTGTTTCGACTTGTTAGCGGGGATCAGAACTTTGCATTGGGTAAGTTCAATTTGAGCAATATAACGAATGAAGGTGGTCATGTCGCTGTTGGCGGCGGTGTCTTGGCAAGTTTGACAGGTAGTGTAGGTGGTGGATCGGGAGCGGGACAAAATGTCGGGGTTGGCAGTCTAGCTCTTGCTAACGATATTTCTGGTGGGGCGAATGTTGCGGTTGGCGCTGCTGGACCGCTGGGAAGCGTGACTACAGGAAGTTTCAACACTGCGGTTGGTTATCAATCTCTGTCTTTTGGAAATTGTAGCAATTGCATTGGTGTCGGCTATCTGGCGGGGAATGGTACTAATACTAACTCTATCTTTATCGGCAACATCTGTGGTTTCCACACTCATGGCGACAATAATGTTTGGATTGGGTTCTATGACGACTTCACGCCACGCAGTAATACTTTTGTTCTGAACTTTGGCCCATCGATTAATACCCTGCGAATAGATTATGGCATCACTGCTGCCGGTTGGACCTTTGCTGATCTGGCGACTGCCGGTTTGATGACCACTAACGCCAGCGGCACGCTTGCAATTGCCAACTCTGCTCCTGCTGCAACTATCCCGGCGAACTTTTCTGCAACTAATCGAATCCAAGTCAACATTGGCGGGACAACTTTCTTTATTCCTGCCGACTCAGCTTCGTGGTGAGACAATGACAGACACAGCAACTATGTTCCGACTTATCGTGGCTCAAACCAATTCGTTTATTAATGCGTATGAAGACTTGTTGCTGATTAGCGATCGGATCAGCGCAGATAGCAGCTTATCGGCAGCTCTTGCTGCCTCGGCCAATGCAGGAGGTCGAACCGATCTTACTACCGCCAGCTTTGACAATCTTAACGCCGCGATCAAGTCGATACAAACTCGATTGAACACCAATGATCCAACAGTCAATGCAGCAACAGTCAAGCTGCCGCTATATCAGATCATATGACAGACAACAAAGACGAAGTGATCCAAGCGTTGCAAGAGATGATCCAAGAGCTGATGTCTAAGCTCATCAACTTGCGTGTGGCAACAGGGCTTAAGATCAAGGAATTGGAATCGCAATTGAAGAACAAGAATGACTGACCCCAATGCCACAAGACGCGGATCGCGCCAAGCCACTGGCAATCGCTCCGGTGCCATTGGCGGCGGTACGCTGTTGCTCGATTCATTGTCTGCCACTGCCGTTGCAGCCTATTCCACCCGCAAGCTGCGCGCAGCCTATGCCGGTTCGGCGATCCGCGTGGTGCGAGCCAGCGATTCAACGCAACAAGATGTTGGCTTTACTGGGAGTGATCTCAATACAACGTCGCTAACTACGTTCTGTAGCGGCACCACTTGCACCATTGTCAAATGGTACGATCAGACCGCCAACGCCAACGACATTACCACCCTTGTTGGCGCCGGTGCGGGGGGACCCCAAGTCTACAGTGGCGGCGTTCTAACCTTTGCTTCCAGTGGCAAAGCCAGCCTTCATTACATCGACACTACAACCAAGGGGCTAATGACTACGGCTGGCTCGCCCAATCAGGCACAACCTTACACGGTTGCTATTGTCAATAAAACGACGGTGAACACCGGCAACTCGCATATGACGGACGGCAACAGCGGTGGCGCAACACGAGCCCTGGTCGGCTTTGTTGGCGCCATTGGCAGCACAGCTTACGAGATGTTTGCGCAGAACTCGGTTAATACGGGCGGCACCTCGGACGCAAATGCCCACGGCTTTATTGCCACGTTTGATGACGCCCATACCAATTCAGCACTGTACGAGGATAACACCGCTATTATTGCCGCGAATAACACAACCGGAACTGCTAATTTCAATCAGCAGAATATTGCGTGTGGGGATGGCGAGGCGCACATACTAGACGGTGATATTCCAGAGTTTATCGTCTTCACCAGCGCCATAAGCTCAGGTGATCGGGGAACGATTCGTACAAGTTGGAATACCTATTGGGGGACACCATAATGCCAGGCGGTTTTTTCCGGCACTTGGGCTCAAGCATCCCCACCAACACCGTTTGGTTTGGCGCGATAATTGATCGCCTAAACATGCTCGTCCCCAATGCCAGTGATGACGCTGGCTTCAGCCGCTTTATGATTGCCAACGCAACTCCGATTCCGGCTCATTATGGCAACCTGTGGCGCGCCAATGCTTGCAGCTTTGGCGCCACGACAACGGCTCCTGATGGCACCAGCGCCAACTCACAAGCCATTGTCGAGGACAATTCCAACGGCACGCATTTCATATCATCCACCATCTGCAACATGTTGGCGAACAGTCCCACCGGTCGGCTGCGCCTTGTTGGAATTTACAAGAACAACGGTCGCCGTGTCGTTCTGCAAGCGGTCAATGGAAGCTCTGGCAGCAATACTGCTATTTATGCAATTTTTGATCTAGCTGGTGGGCAGATCGGGGTAGGACCAACACTTACTGCCACGGGTGGCGCAATTCAAAACTGCACGTCTTTGGGTGCGACAATGTCTGCTCTTGGTAATGGCTGGTATATCTGTGCGATAGATTTTTCATTCAATTTAATTGTTGGTGGGCAAGCACAGCTTTGTATGCAAGCCTATTTGGATAATGGAACAGGCTCCGCCGCGTTGAGCAATTCCTACCTGGGAAATAGCTCATCCGGAGTTTTTGTCTGGCGTACCAACCTAATGCACGTCGGTGCATACGCAATCAACAACCAAGTTTTTCTTGATGACTTCACCAGCACCTCGACAATCGATCTAACCAACAGCCTGAGCCCATCATTCACTTGGTTTGTGAGGCAAGGCTGGACGAATGTGCATGCCGTTAAGGTAACGCCAGCGAATGCCTTCTCGGTTTCCAGTTCGGTGTTGACTATCAACCCAGCCAATGTTCCTGCTGGCAGCATCGTAGCAATGGGCACGACAGCTGAGACTGGAGTGGGGACGTGGGTGGGGCAGACTTGGCGGCCGCCGTACTTGATGGAAGCTAGGTGCTCCTGGGGTGTTGATATTGGGGCGGTTCAAGTAAACGCTACCCCGATATGGGGCATTACCCAAGAGTGGATCAGCGCCGAGGGGCCAAGCACAACAAACCCAACCGTATTCTATGGCCGTGAATTGGATTGGGGAGAAACAGGTGCCAACAGTCCTACTCCAAATACCAACATTCACCAAATCACTGCTCCGATCAACGGACCTGGTGGCAATCCAGGCGAACTAAGTCCTGGCGTGCAGGGATATACCTCTTGTGGCACTCCCAATTTTCTATCTGTGCAACCTTATAATCCCGGCTTTTCGGTTATGAGTGCCGGCACGCGCTACATAAATAGCGCCGGCACTTCTGCTGGAGTTACACCGCCATCTGCGCCATGGGCCGTCTCCCCCTATCCAGCCAATGCTGGTATTCCATACATGCCCAATGTGGCTTTCGATTATACGGTAATGCACCTCTACAGCTTTTTGGTCCTACCGTACTTTGGCTCGTCCCAGAATGTCCCCGGATCGCCTGAACAGGCTGGCGTAATGCTGACATTCTGCGATGGGTTGATGGTTTCTTGGAATGCAATCTATGGGCCGCAGCAAACAAACGGCTACCAATACATGACAAACTCCGATGGGCTAACCATGCCAATTTGGGTTTCCGGTGATAGTCCTGGCGGCGCACCTATACACCTCGACTACATAAAGGTAATGCAATAATGGACCTCAAGCTGAGCACGGCATACACCCATATGATTCTGATGGTTGACTCAACGAGTCACGTCAGTGGCAAAACAGGATTAGTGCCGTCAATGGCGGTCAAGATAAGCAAGAACGGTGCGTCTGGCGTCAGCATGAACGGCACCCCGTTTGTGGAGGTGGACTCCGCCAATCTCCCAGGCGTCTACGCTCTGCCATTCACGGTAGTCGACACCAACACCCTTGGCTCATTTGCCATCGACGTAACAGGAACGGGCGCGGACCACACAACCGAAGTCCATCGCGTTGTCACCCAGCTCCCCAGCGATTTTTCTATCGACGGTACTGGCCGAGCCAATGTTACTTCCAACCTCAAGCAGAATACGTCTTTTACGTATTTGTTTCTCATGACATTGTTGGGAACAACCAACCCTGCTACCGGCATTACTGTTACTGGACAGCGAACTTTCGGCGGCAGCGGCTTTTCGCCCGTAAGTGGGACAATAGCCGAGGTCGGGGGTGGCGGCCTCGGATCAGGTTGGTACGTTTTTTCTGGCGCAGCAGCCGACAGCAACAGTGCGACTGCAGGCTTTAAGATGACTGGTGCCGGATGTAACGATACTGATTTTTCGCTGACCTTCCAGCCGTGACCGAGCGCGATCCATCCCGACTATGGTCGCCGGCCATGCGCAAATGGATGCGCGACGCGCGCCAGCACGGCAAGAATATTACGCTGTCGCATTATCGCGTTCGTCGCAAAGCCGGTGGTGGCAAGGGTAGCGGCGGCGGCCTAAAACCGCAGATCCAAACAGCTTGGTTTCACGTCGGCAATCCATTGCAAACATCAATCATCTGGAAGGGCGGTGTTCACTGACTCTCAGTGGGCTCATCTCGCTTGAAGTGTTTTGGAATGAATTCGGCAATTTCCTGCTCGATATTGCTATCAATAGCTTGATGACCCCCGTAAGTAATTCCCTCGACCAGATCCTTGCCAATGCGATCCGCAAAGTCGGCGCCTTTTTCGTAACTCAAGACCAAGGTAGCGGCTAGCTGGGATAGTTTTTCGTAATGGCTGCGGATTGCCAGATTATGATCCAGCATCTGCTGAAATATGGATTTGTTGGATGGGTCTGTCACTTTTCCCTCAACGGGATCACCATTGCGCTTATTGCGAAGCAAGCTAACCATAATATGACTCCTAGAGTGTACTTCCGCCGTCGACGCTGATGACCGCGCCCGTCACATAGGAACTTGCTTCCGAGATTAGCCAAGCAATGGCGCCAGCCATCTCATGTGGTTTGGCTAATCGTCCTAGCGCACATTGCGGAACGGCTTGGCCCTGCTCGATGCCGCCTGGGCATAGACAGTTGACCCTAATCTGATCGCGGCCCCAAAGCGCAGCGTAATACTTGGTCATGCCGACGATGCCGTATTTTATGATCGAGTAAGACAGCGGCTTGAATTGTTTGCCGTAACGATTTGGGTCCGGCGGCTTTAGCGAAAGATCCGAACCGATATTGAGAAACACCCCGGCAGTCTTTTTCAATGGCTCATAGAAGCATTCATGGGCATTGGCGGCACCGAGCAGACCGACGTCGATGTCGCGGTGAAAGCGGGAAGTTATCGGCTCGGCCCCAGCATACTGATTGCCGATCGCGCAATTGATCACGCCGTTATAGTCGTGATAGCCGGCGATCTTACCGAGCTGATATGGTTCGGTGATGTCGCAGGTATAGGTATTCTCGCCGGAATAGACTCGATCGATCGAGATTACCTCGCCGCCGAGCTCGGTCACGGTGTTACGCACAACTTTTCCCAACAAGCCATTGCCGCCAAGCACTGCAATTTTCTGATTCTGCAGCCGGAAAAAATCCAGAATCGAGATGCTTGTCACTTGAGCCACATAACAAGTGTTGCCGCAACCATTGAGAAGGCGAGGCAATAGAAGAAGAATATCGCTAACATCGTCCAACTAAATTCGTTGTTTTTCACTTTTCTTTCTCCCATCGATCGCAAACATCGAAATAGTCAATCTCGCCTTTGACCAAAGTGCACGAGCCTTCCTTGCTGCCGCGACGGTACGGCCGGAACATCGAGCAATTGCCGCAGTGCTGCGAGCCTTTGGCCTCGCGGTAATTGGTCTCAGACTTTGTGAGCGTAGCCGCCATGATACATTATCTCCGAGAGAATATCGGCCTGCCGCTTGGCTTCCTCGAGACTGTAGTGGGTCTTGAACAAGCAAAGCCGACGCTGCAGATCCTCGGCGACCGGGGTTCGGACCAGTCCCTTGTAATCGCGCAGCGCCGGCTCCTCATACGGGGGAAGCGGGGCAGCATAGAAACCGTCGCCTCCTCGCCGCACGAACTCGTCATGGAAATCTTGCCAACTGACCGGACTTAGCCCGGCCCAGGCGGCCGAATAAAACGCGTTGTCGGCATCATAGTTGTGTAATTGCAAGGATGAGCCCAAGGCATTTTGCCACAAATAACCGATCTCTTGCCTCAACCAGACCGCATCTTGCATGGTTTTTAGTTTTTCCAATCCGATTTCTGCTTGCGCGAAAGACATTCGATAATTAACAGCAATAGTATCGTAACGAGTACGAGAAGGATGGATCTCAGGAACCCGAGTGTCGCCACCAACAGGCCCCATATGATTATAGCCAAGACCAGCAAACTTCCGAGCACGTAAGGCAAGATCCGCATTGTTGGTAAGAATCATTCCTCCTTCGCTTCCAGTCGTAATGTGCTTTTTTCGCTCAAACGAATAGCAACCGATGTCAGCTTTAGTCCCAGCGTGTACATCTTTGTAGCGACCCATAAGGCACTGAGCGCAATCTTCAATAACAGCAATGCCGTGAGGTCGGGCAACAGCTCGGATCGGATCAATATCGACCGGCAGACCGTGAAGGGCGACGGCAATAATGGCCTTGGTGTTTGATCCAATGAGCGGCTTGACGGTTTCATGAGTCACCAACTGAGTATTGGGATCAACATCAGCAAACACAGGCCAAGCGCCAGCATGTATGACAGGAAAACAAACCAAACCAGGAGATAGAGCAGGCACCACAACCTCGCCGTGACGGACGTTGATTGCCTCCAATGCTGCATGAAGAGCCGAAGTTCCAGAATTAACGGCGATGCCATATTCAGCTCCTAGCTTGCTGGCAAATCTCTTCTCGAACTGCTGGACCGGATCGCTGCTCATCGAGCTGCCTTTCTCGCCACTCTTGGGTTCGAAACCAGTTCAGCAAATGTAGCTGCGGGTTTCTAACAAACAGTGTATCGACTTCCTTGCGCAGCGCCATGTAACCGCCGACCGCACGGTCTATGGTGCACACAAGGTGATAATCCTCTTCGTAATCGACGGTGATTCGCTGGGGCCATGGGTAGTCGGCGCTGTCCAATAAATGACGCTCCCCACCCGTGGGACATTCAAGGTTGTAAGTTGTCCCCATTCGCCCGGAACCGGATTGTGAATGATAAGAGGGCAGGATGCGGTAGAGGCGCTGGGCAATTGCTGACTGGTAACTCTCAATGACAGCGAACGGGTCAAAGAACGGATCATCGCCGTCAAGCGCATGAAATATGCGGATCTTGTGGTGGTGGGCACACTCCATAAGCCGGGTTTGAACGTCTGTTGCATGGCCCTCAAATAAATCAATCGTTGTGACGGCGGCATTGAATTCATCATATTCCCCCGTTGGAATGCATAGAATTGGATGAAAGCCGAAATGCTGTGCCCGACGCAGTACGTGCTCGATCATCGGAAGCCCGCCGAGGGGCAAGAAGTGCTTCCTCGGCAGGCGTTCTGAATTTGCTCTGGCAAGAACAAAGCATGGAATAGTCACTGCAGGTTTTCGACCTCTTCCAGGATCTTTGCCAAGTGCACGTTCTTTTCTTCCTGAGTATAATTCCCGGTGCCTTCCAGCATTTTTACTAGATGCAGGATTTCGGCCTTGAGATCCATCTTCTCGGTTGTCTTGGTAGTCATAGACATACTCCTTGGCTTGCTTGGTTTGCCCCTCTTAGTTTTCGTAGGCATGATTAGCGCTCCCAATAACGAAGCTTTTTAGCGACGGCTTGTTCCTCGGGCAGGATGGTATTGACCTGCCCGCTGCCCATTATTTTCGGTACTTTGGCAATAGTGTCGACGAGCTGCTTGAAGCCGTGCGGCTCAAGGCTCGCAGCCTGGTCCGATCCGTACATGGATCGATCGGTGGTGATGTGCCGCTCGATCGCTACTGCGCCAAGGACCGCAGCCACCACTGAGGGACTAACTGAATTTTCGTGACCGGAGTAACCAACCGGGAGACCGAATGCTTCGTGTAGGGATACGATCCGATGCAGGTTGAGCCAGTGCTCGGGGCAAGGATAAACGCCAACGCAATGCATAAGCGTAACAGCGGCTGCTTTGTTTTGGAAAATATCGATTGCATCCTGAATGTCCTGCGTGGTCGCCATCGCAGTGGAAACAAACGTCGGCTTGGATTCTGATGCCACCGCCCCTAGAAACGGCTTGTTGGTGATCATCGCCGAGGCAATCTTGTTATAGGGCAGTTCGTATTGCGACAGAAACTCTAGACTTTCGACGTCCCATGCCGAGGCGAACCATGGCATCTTGATTTTGCGGCAATGCTCGTTGATTTGATCGTATTGGTACTGATTAAGCTCAAGCCCGTATTTCTGGGCTCCTAGCGTGTCGCCCCAGGGAGATTCCCGCGGCTTGTCCATCTCGCCGGCATAAACGGTTGCCACATCGCGCTTTTGAAACTTCACGCAATCCGCGCCGGCCCATCTGGCGGCATTGATGATTTCCTTGGCGAGTTCGACTGAGCCGTTATGGTTAATGCCGATCTCGGCAATAATGAAAGTCATGAGAACGACCGGTAAATATAAGTAAACACCACAACGAAAATCAGCACGTAACAGAGGAACTCGAGCGCGTGCGTGTAGAGCTTAGCCCTCATCATTTTTTTCACCAACTCATCCGCGCTGGCGTTATTGGCCAGCGCATATTGCAGTCTGGTACACCACGGGCTCGGAAACTAAAGACAGCTTCATGCCAATCAAACGGCACATGCTCGCCATTGAGTTGATACCAGCCATCTTCGATCTCGCTAACCCAACCATTGCACGCTTCCCACTCAGGATATGGTTTATGATCATTGGCGCGTTGCGCCGTTATACCAAAACCATAGAGATTCGCTTTGTATTGGTGCAGAAAATGTCATTGGTGTTGGATCTTATCCTGGAGATCGTCACGTGACTGGACCTGGGCGCCGTGCATCTTGGTGCTGTGCAGTTCGTCATTCAGAAAGTCGATTAACTTGCCAATCTTTCCTCGGTGTCTTTCTATGAACTCATCGATATTTGGACACGCATAAGCCATCCCCTGCAGCACGTTCTGGGTCATGCCCATAGTGCCCATGCGATCGCTGTCTTCCAGATTGGTACGAGGCCGCTCATTGCGCTTAGGCGGCAACGGCGCCTCGGCGCCGGTCAATTGTTTAATGATGGAATCAAACTCTTTGTAACCTTTGTCGTTGACGTGGAATTGAATACGATAGCCGTTGCCGGTTTTGAATTGCTGAAGTTGCGTGCCCAAGCAGCCATAAGTATCGCCCTCAGAGGATACGATAAAGCCGTATTTGCCTCGGGACTTTTCGTTCAGTCCAGTATGCTTAATGGTGATGTCAGCTTGCGCCATGGAATAACCTCTGCTAAGCAGTTCGCTTATAAGCATGCGTCAAGCAGGATGTCAACATGCCACCGGGCGGAAACATGTTTCTCAAGAAGCCAAACTCAGGATTGAGGTTGGCTATCCGCCGGGCGGCCGAGCTCGCCGGCAAGGATATTACAAGACCACGGACCTGGTGGTACGGCTCCGGCAAGCAGTTCCTGGCGCATAATCTCGGGATCAAGGTTCAATCAATCAATCACTGGGTAAAAATTCCTAGGGATCGATTGTACATGGTGCACAAGATTACCCAGTTGCCGCTTGAGGTCTTGGCCCCAGACTTGTTCTTGCCGAGAGTTTCAAGGCCTAAAGCTTCAAGGCCCGCTCGGTTGCATGCTGGGTCTGCCAGGCCGAAAGTTTAGCCTCGGCGGCATGGCGACGGAACAACAAGGCTTTTTCTCTCTGCACAGCCTCCCGCAAGCCGTCCAGATGAGTCAGGTAACGATCGTCCTTGCAAGCTTCGCGTTCCTGGGCGGCGATCGACAGAGTGGGGTGCTCTGCCATTAGGAGGCTCCGTAATACGTCGGTGTATTTCTCGAGGTATACCCGCTCGGCTACTGCTTGGGCACAAGTACGGGCACTTGTAGCCAGCCAGTCAACCTCTCGTTCGATATCCTCATCGGCAATCATGATTCGTTCTGGGGGGTTCGAATCAGGAACATGTGATGCGCATCACAGATTTGCGTAGTTAACCCGACATTGGCTTGTCAGTCGCACGACAGTTAAGCAAGAATAGCGATGGGTGTCCGATCTCTAATGAGGGAGACATGTCATATACGCAAGACTTAGTAAACGGATACGCTGCTGCCCACAAGCGTTTGATGGGTGAGACGCCAAAGACAAAAAAATACAATCCTCTTGTCGATCCTCCCCCGCCGCCGACAGTCAAATTACCGCCACTTCGAACCTACCAGCCGCCTTCTAAATTCGACTTATCCACACTTAATTTGTTCAATCGGAAGCTATCCTTGGGTGCTCTGCTCAAGTGGGTGTCTCACCATGAGCAGATTACTATAACCGAATTACAGGGCGGCTATCGCAACAAGCGGATTGTCGAAGTGCGGCAGATATTTGCTTATCTGGCTCGGCAATATGGTTCACGTGAGTGGCCTGTGATTGCCAAATACTTAAATCGCGATCGTACCACGGTCTATTACGCTTGGATCAAACTAGGTAAGGAGCGCAAGACTAACCCCTTTATGGAAGAGGCCCTGCGCTATTACGAAGAGATTCTCGAGTCTTTCGGGTTTTCCCCGTCTATGATGGATTGTATGGATAACTACAAAAATAATTTAGGTTTGCTGCCATCTAAGTTCTAAAGTGAAGGGGCTGAGTCGCTGTATCGACGACCCAGCCCAAACGACCCTCATGAAAGGATCTTCCCCAAAATGATTAGGCCCCGATTTCGCTTTCTCTGCGTGTCGGGGCCTAGTTCGGACGCTAAGGCACTTACATGGTTCCGACCGAAGCGCCCGTTAACGCCCGGAAAGATACTTCCGATTGAGCGTACTTTCAAGAACCATGGCTGGGCCGGCAGATTCCGGTGTCGGAGATTCCGGGAACTTACGGCAGTAATGCCGGTTCCGACCGTGCTGGAGTCCACCCCAATTGTCCAGCAGCAACCTTAGGTATGAATGGCGTTTGGAGGGTCCGAGCCCCTCCCCAGCCGCGTCTGGCCCACGATACGGGTACTAAGGTTATAGAATCTATGGGGGTGGTTGGTCTGGCTTACTTGCCAGCCAGCCATACGGAAGGAGGACTCTGTCTTGAGACGAAATCTTTTATGGGAATTCTGGGATAAGGTTAAAGCCGAGGATGAGGCTTTTGCTGAGTTTGAGGCTCGGCAAAGAGTAGCTAGGGGTGGCTTTGCTGAGAGTACTTTGGAAGCTACCAAATGGCTTAGAAAGTATTATCCGAAAAGATTAAAAGATTGGTACGAAAAGCATCCGGGATTGCAAAAGTATGTTGAGCTAAAGATGTAATTGTCCTGCGAGCATATTGAGAAGTGGGATTAAGACGTAAACCAGCACGACAGCCACAACGGCAATCAGGATTAGTGTCTCGATTACCTGTTTGAGCCAGGCATCCATTGGGATTAGCCCCATGATTTGGCGCAACGCCCACAGGATAAATCCGGCGATGATTAGGGCGATAAGGATATGGATTAGGGTTTGGACCATCGTTTAAATAATTACTGACCTGGCTTTTGAGTTCCGGCCTTGGTCTTGATGTAAGGTAACATATTGATATCGCCGGAATATTGATGCAGTAGCGTACAATAGATTATCGGATCTATGCCGTGCGATTGCCAGAAATGCCGTTCGCCCATTTTGTGCTGCATGGCATGGTGATAGGAGCATAGTCCTAGTGTCCACAGGTCTGCGGGCTTTTGGCCGATGCCTGGATTGGCTTTCCCGGAGCGGTATTGTGAATAGCGCAAGTGGGCGAGCTCGACTGAGGTATGATCACCGCAGACCGCGCATTCAGTAGTGCGGACCCAATCAGTATGTTTGGACATCATCAGTCGTGATTGTTGTGGTGATTATTATTGGACAGCAGGCGATCGTATCGTTCGTTAGCTTTACGCAAGCGCTCGGAGGTAACGGCGGCGCGGCGCTCGACCTCGTTTAATCGGGCGGCAAGCTCCTCGGTGCGATGATCGATATTTTTAATGTCGGCCTCGTCATTGTCTAGTCGGGCAAGATGAACGCCAAGTGCGCGAGACCCACCCATTTCCAAGGCTTCATAGAGCCGCCACAGCTTTTCAATTTCTTGCTTATGTTGCCGGGTGACATTCTCGAGCCGGCCTGCCCAGATGCCGAGCGCAATCAGTGCGGCGATTGTCGGTAGCCAGTGGTCTAGGAAGGACTCTAGTCCTACTTCCACCATTTATGACGCGGGAGGAGTGGTCCCGCCCTGCGCCACGGTGGCCTGGCCTTGAGCGAGGCCGGCTTGGGCGCTTTTGAGGTTCTGGTAGGCGGTAGAGAGTAGTGCCATGGTTTGGGCTCCGGTTGAACCTCCGGCGGTCGCTGAGGCCTGTTGTGCGGCAACGGCGGCATTGATGGCCTGAGCTGCGGCATTCACTCCCTGAGCTGCTAATAGAACGGGAGCGGGTATGCCGATGCCGGCCGCTGCGACTGCGGTGAGAACGCCGGTGATCCCGGCGGCTATGGTGCCGGAATGGGCCTGGAGGAAATTAAAAGTGGTGATGATGTCTTGCTCGGCGATCTGGACATCTTTTTTGATCGTGGCGAGAAACTGCACAACCCAATTCTCGACCGCTTGCAGATCTTGCTGAAAGGTTGGCATCAGGAGGGGTTATCCTTTTGATATTGGGCGATCTGGTCGACGATCATCTTGCCCACAGTGAATAATTCGTTGAGCACTGTATGATTATTCTGCACCAGGTTTAAGACATATTGCGCCTTGGGCACGGCAGCGTCGATCTGGGCGATTTGCTCATCGCTAAAGCCGAAGTGATGCAGTCCCATTGCCTCGAACCAATCAGCCATCATGGCCTCACTGTTTGGGCGGCAGAACGCGATTCGCGTAGAAATTGCCCCCACCGGGGTCATTGCCGGGAATTGCGGCTAGTGCAGCATTGACGATATTGCCGATGCCGACCAATAAGCCGATCCATGCCAGAACGTGCTTGATGACGAGCGGGTCGGCGCCGGTGTCGGTCAGAAGCGCGCCGGAAGAAGCGACAAAGCTCATGGCGCCAAGTAGAATACTAAGCCAGAACGACCAGCGGGGATCGATCCTAACTCTTGGCTGTGGTTCCACTGCCCATAATCCGCTTCATGGCGGCCAAGTAGCCGTCTTGGGTAGGAATATCCGAATCGCCAGGATGGGGCAAATTTCGCAACGTGCGGTGGTACACGCTCGGATCAATGGTTCCAGTCTGCCAGACATAGGCACCTAATCCCGGTAGAGGGATGGGATTATAGGAATAGGTCAACCAGGCGAATTTGACGTTCGAGGTGAGCTCGGAATGGTAGCCGTAGATCGAGGCTTGAAAGCCGAAGGCGCCGTCAATCCGGTGTTTCGTATAACCGCAGGTCACTGGTGTGTTATTGGCACCCAAAGAAGTGCCCCAAACAAATACACCGTCCGTTTCTGGCAGTTTTTCGATGATAGCCGCGATGTTCCCTGCGTCGTAATCGCGATAGGGGGAATTGTGGATATTGATCCCTAAGCTAGCTACTCGTTTCGAAAAGACTTCCTCGCCGGGATCAGTAACTGGGCCGAACATGCCGTACATGCCGAAGCCGTGCCAAGCCATTTATTTTCCTCCGCGCAAAACTCATGCGATGGTGTCTTCATAGCCTTTGGCGTTTGCCAGCGCGATCGCGGGTGCGGGGATCAAGCCAAGCGCATAGGAGCGCAGGTCTTCAATGCGGCTGGTCCAACCTCTTCGAAAGTTTGGCCAGGTGCGTAAGCCCTGCAGGAACTTCAATCGTGCATCGCACAGCTCGTCGATAAAACGGTCTGGCGCAAAGCTATTGATTGCCGACAGACTGACCGGCCCGAGGTCGCCATCGACTGTTACGCCGACGATGTCCTGCGCGTATTTGATCGCGCGCGAGGGTCCGGAATTGACGCCAAAATCAAAGACTACACAGTCCTTGCCGGCGCCAAGATCATTAAACCGGCACGGTTTTGCGTATTCATTGGCGTAGATCTCGTCTGCAGTAGAGAGTGGCATCGCCTTGACGATCGGCGCCCATTCCGCCATCGAGTTCATAGGCTTGCCCATGAACTTTGCCAGGTCGTAGCAAGTAATGCCGTATTTGGTTGGTCCGCCAGGATCGGCCTTATCCCAGCCATAACCGCCCTCATAGCGAGCAATCATTCGTTCTACAAAAGGCTGATAATCTGCAATCATTGTGATGGCTAGCACATCACTTTAGGGCGCGATTGTCTAATTTAAAGGAATTATGACATGGCACGTTATTGCCTGGTGGCTTCTGGTTCTTGTGCTCTTGCTTGGCTCGAGAGGCTATATTTACTGGTGATTAAAACATGCCTTTGGATCGTAAGTAGTGCAAAGCTTGCGGGATCAGGTCCGGCGTCATCAGCAAGGGTGCTCGGCCACGAATCATGTCTTTGAGAACCTGCTCTTTCGATTGCCCACGCTTTTCCATCCAGGTCTCAGATTGGGTCGTATCGTTTGCCGCCAAGGCTCATATCCTCCCGATACTCATCGTAATCCTTTTGGATCTCGTTGCCGAGGTAGTCATCGACGCCTGTAAGATCGATCGCCCACGGAATGCCTAATCTTTCGTAATAGCGGATGATCTCGGCTCGTTCTTGCGGCGTCCAGCGACTCCAGGTTGCAAAGGGGATCCAGGTTCTTGCTCTCATTGTCGCCTCAGTCTTCCAGAAAGGTTGAGGCTGGCAGTGGGGGCACTACCAGCCTCTGGCGCACCCAGCGGGGTCATCGGGGGGATGGGCTCTAATTGGGTGCGCTTTTTCTTTTATACTCCTTAAAAGTCTGATTTGGCCATTGCTTTGGCAGCGGCTATGGCTTCGTCACGGTAAATTTTATATTCTG